TGCCACCTTCGAATGAAACAGAAATTGGAATCTTTGACTTCTCTTTTACATAACGAGATTTTTCCACATTAATGATGAAGTTGTATCCAACAATCTCTGTGCCATCTTTCTCTTGTTGGCGACCAAGAATGTAAATGTTATCAGCAGAGTAATAAGAACCTGTGCCACCGCCAACGATATCTTTCGGGAACATACCAATCTCTTTGTAAGTATGATTCACAACTACCATTGGAATATCTTTAATGGTCAGGTGAGGTGTCACCATTCTAAACAAACTCTTAACTTGTTTAGCACGGCTCATATCTGCAACAGATTTACCTTCAAGTGCATCATCTACTTCCTTCTTTGATGCTAGATTACCAATACTGTCTAAGATAATAATGAGCTTATCGCCCCTGTTCACATCTTGAAGCTGTTGCATTATATCGAACTTCAACTGTTCAATGTCAGTCAAAGGTGTATGTAAAACTCTATCCATATCAATTTGGAAAGTTTCAAAATATTTGATAGGAGTACCAAACTCACTATCATAGAATAAAAGGACTGCCTCGGGGTATTTGTCCATGTATGATTTTGCCATTAACAAACTGAAGGCAGTTTTAAAGTGTTTCGATGGTCCTGCCCACATTGTAAGACCTGGAACAATACCACCATTCAGACTACCAGATAGTGCCACATTAACCATAGGCACTTCAGTAGATACTACATCTTTATCGGTGAAGAACTTTGACTTGGATAGAATTGCACTATCTTTAATCGTTGTATTCTTCTTTAATTTTTCAAGTAAACTCATTTTAAATCTCCATCTATTTTGACAATCTTATCTTTCGGTATATGTTCCATACTCTCATCTGTAAAGAATGATTCTAAACTAGGACCATCAGCAAAGTCAACAGCTTTAGGTTTCTTTGCCTTCTTTTTTACAGGTGGTTCTACTTCTTCAACCGTTTTCATATTTCGTAGTGTTTGTTGTGCAGCTATCAACAACAAGATTGCCAATGGGTCGAACACCACAATAATAATGAATATAACTAACCTTACTGCTTTATCTATAAAGTCGGGGTCATCTTTTGCGAAGAAAGCCTCGGCGATATACTTAATAGGACCAATCTCTGCCGTTAGTTTGTTTTCTTCTGATAACAACGGCAACTTTTCATTTGCGATTCGTTTCAATTCTGCCTGTGTCTCTTGGATTTGGGTATCAATCTTCCTAGACGCCGTGGCAGGGTCACCTGCTCGTTGAAGCAAGTATGTCAACCTCTCTTTTGCTATCTTCTCCTGCGTCTCCAATGTCTTTAGTTGCACACTATTTGCACCAATAGTCACATTGGATTCTAGGTGTGCCTTGGAAAGATACCCAAAGATACCCATTGAAGTAATTGCCATGAGTAACAAAACGGCAACACTAAAATAGTAACGCATCCATCGCACGGTAACATGCCAATTGTTATATAGCCAAGAAACTGTTACCAATTTTGCACCTTCCAAAACTGAACCCATCAAAATGATGGGCCAGAAAGAACCGGGAAATATCTGAGCCAAACCTACAACAGAGTAAAATGCCGCTATTGCAGATAATGCTATTGCTGTTAAGAAAGGTAAGATAACTTGCGTCATAAATTGTTTGGGTTCATTGGTATGTCAAACACAAAAGTGATACGAGGTATGTCACCGATGTTTTTAGTACCATGCATCTTCTTATTATTAAACCATAATAGAGTGCCTGGTTCTACAACAACAGTTTCACCATCAACTGTATATTCGTATGTGCCTTGAATTGACAAATGATATCTGTCTTTTGTCCAGTAATACGAACCACCATCGATGTGTTGTCCTACGATTTCACCTACTGGTAGTTTTAGAAAACCGCATCGTCTAAACGATTCTTTACCAAACTTACTTTCTACAAACTTAATCACTTCTTTGTGGTTGTAGTAAGCAGGTGTTGGCACACAATACTCAGAATCACCTGGTGGAACTCCTGGTATTGTTGCTGGCATAATCAATTGCAAAACTTCCGCACTAACCATACAAGTTTCAGGATTCAAATGTCCATTGCCATATTTCTTTTGGCTTCCCCAATCTTCTGGATGTGCCTCTAGTTCTGCAACAATTTTGGATATATCGATACCTGTTTCGATAACACGGATGCTTTTACTCATGCAAAGAAGTCCTCTAGCGATGACTGTTTTTCTGTTTGCCAACCAATACAGTTTAGAATAACTTTAATTGGTTCGATAAATGATTTCTCAAATTGCAAATCATAGTTCACATACTTCTGTAAGTCAAACTCTTTTGGCAAACGAACCGGGAAAGAAATAACATCTTCTTTGGTTGGGTTTGGAGTTTTCAAGTAAGTAAACTTCAACTTCTCACCTTCTTGGATAAGAGGGTAAGATTTGGTGAGACCTTTCTCTTTCAAATAGAAATTGTAGAGAATCGCACCACGAACATGGATTGGTGTTCCTTTTTTATATAGGGTGACAGAATCCGAGTATTCTCTTAGTCCATTAATACCACGGGGAAAAGCAACATCTTCAGGCGGTAATTGTTTGAATTCTTCTTTGAAGTTGGCAATATAATCTTGCACAGACTGTTCATCAGAATTAACAATCAACGAAATAGTTTCTTTCATCTTCTCACGGATGATTGCCGGTGTGGATGACTTGACCATTTCAAGACCCATGACTTTCATCTGTGGTTCGTTGTATTGAACACCTTCGTTGTTATACACATTCAGAATATATCTTTTCTTGGCAGTCCAGATACCTTTGTCTGAAAGTGCTTCTCGCTTCATTTGCATTTTTTGTTCATACGCATGGACATACGAAGCAAGCTCTTGATAACTCGCATCAATATACGGTTGGATTTTATCTTCACATACACGATCCATGAAGGCAATAACTTTTTGTTTGTCGATTCTTGGAGACACAGAACTCTTTTGTCCCGTGCCATACACCATATCAACAAGGCCGCCAAGGCGGAGATAAATCGAATCTGTGTCAGAGGCGATAACATAATCTTCATTCTCAGTTTTTAATAGTTTGTTCATGTAGGCGTTTATCTTAGCCTCAATCCACCGAATAGACAACTGACCAGCAGTAGTGACGCCAAGAGCCATTCGTAAATCATAAAAGCGGAAATACTGGCTACCAAGAGCACCGTAAGCAGAGTTAAGAGAAACTTTCTTTGCAAGTTGTAGGTTGTTGTAACGGGCAACAAGCTTTTCAATCTCATGTTTCTTGTTTGGGTCAGATTCATTTTCGTAATCTTGTTTTGCTTTCAACATCATCTTCTTAAACTTAGAACGGTCGTTATACATTTCTACCAACATGTTTGGTAAGAAACCTTGTTTGTCCGTTCTGAAGAATTGTCCGTTCGGTGTCAATGTTGCATCTTGCAATTGTGTAGTATCGATTCTACCATTCAATAGGTTGTCAATATTCACGCCTTGCGAAAGAATCTGTTTCATTGCAGGTGTATAATCTGATGGTTCAATCAATGTCTCTGGTGAGATATTATATTGCATCATCAAATGTGGGTATAGTGAATTCAGGTCAAATGATGCAACCCATGGATGCATACCTACTTGTGGTTCTTTTACATATGCACCTTCAAACGCAGAATTCTTTTGTTTGATGATGCGTGGAGGGATAATGATTTTCTTTTCCAATAAGTAAGAATAAGTCATTGAGTCCCACATACGAGTTTGTGCGAACACATCTTCGTAGTTTGTTTTAGTGTCATAAGCAAGAGTTAGTGCCAACTCAAGCAGTTTTAGTTTATCTTCTAGGTTGACGATAAGTTCCACATCTTTGATGTTATACTCAATAAACTTTTGATAGTTGAGTTTATACAATTGATGCAGGTTGTCGTATTCGTCATAAGAGAGTTTGTTTTCTCCAAGTTCAACATTAGCAATATTATCCAGTTTATAAGATTCTTGGGACTTGCCACCAGGCGCATACCATTTATACAGTTCAATATAATCTAGTGCAGCAACACCGCCAATATTATATTGAATCATTTCTCGACCATTCACGGTCACTTTTCTCTCCCACATGTAATTCCATGGAGAAAGTTTCTTCGATTCAGTATCACCGAGAACACTTCTGAATCGGTTAACAAGGTAAGGAATATCAAAGAAGTCGATGTTCCAACCAGTCACAACATCTGGACAATTATTCTGCCAGTCTTGTAAGAAGCGTTTGCAAAGGTCATACTCACTATCACACTTGATGTAAGTTTCTTCACCTTTGATTTCATAATCACCACAACCATAAACAACGATACCGCCATTCAAGGTTTTCCAACCGATGGCAGTAATAGGTTCAGTTGCTTTGTATGGGTCAGGGAAACCATTCTCTGAACCCACCTCGATATCAACAATCGCAACATTAATGTGTTGCATGTCCCAATCAATTTGACCTATGAATTCGTCCGCAATAAAGGCGTATTCGAATCGGTCGTTGCCATAGATTTTAAAGTTTTCGATGCCATCATACTTGCGAACAAACTCTTTCGCATCTTTAATGTCCGAGAACTTCATTGGTTCAAGAGGTTCACCAAACAGAGTTTTCCACTCTGATGGTTTTTTGACTGGCAAAAAGAGTGTAGGCGAGTATTGAATTTTCATCTTTACTCGCCTACCGTTCTTGACACCTCGGAATAGAATGTTGTTGCCTTGAACGGCAACATTGGTGTAATATTTACTCATTCATATATTCTATCAGATTTTTGGAATAGCAGAGGCAATTTGAATACCACTACCAAAGACTTGATTGTATTGATTCTCTAGTTCACGGACAGGTGTAGTAATCACCAAAATATTGTCCATGTTGAGTTTAATACCCGATTTGAATTCTTCGGCATAATCTAAGAATGGTGCGAAACCCATCATTGGGCCGTCTTTGCTTGGTTGCATAACAACTTGAACTGGTTGTTTAATAACCACTTCATTATCACTTACACAATCAACCTCACCTAGAATGGTTTGGTTTGTTTTAAATGTTACAAGTTTAATAGTCATGTTCTATTTTCTTTCTTATTATTTTCATCAGGATAATATTTGATTTCAACAATAGATTCAACCGGTTGATTGATTGCAAATTGGGTTGCTTCTGCAAATGTTGGAAAATCTCTGGTTGACACTCTGGTGCCACCAGTCATATAGTAAGTCACTTTATACATTTACCCGAGTCTCCGCAGGGAGAACTCCAATAGTCACCCATCGTTTAGGGAAGAGCATTTCCCTTCCTTGGAAGTTTTTCATATCTTGGGTTGGATCCTGCATCCAACCAATTACTTCGACCATGTTATCATAGTCACGCAAATACAAATCATATCGCTCTGCACGGGGCAGTTTGTTTTCAATAGCGAGTTTCTTTGCGATTTCACGGGTGTTCATATTGTGTCCTCAAAAATTGTTAATAACGAATTATATAATAAATGTTTACAAAAAGCAATACTTTTTAGGCAAACTTGCTGAAGTTTGGTGGTTGCCAACCTTCGGGTTTCAGAACTTTGCCATCTTCTCGTTTCAATACCTTGCGGGTAGTCTTGTCGATTTTCTTCAGGTTACTTAACGCACCTTCGTCCCAAATGCCATCACAGTTCCA